GATCGGACCGATAACGCCGCCGCGCTGCGGGTTCCGGCCGCGGAGATTGAGCAGCTGGTAAGCGAGCGATGGCTTCTCGATCCCGGCATCGACAAAACGACTGCCGGGCGGCTGGCTGACCCATTAGTAGAGCACCGCCATGTCGCGCGGGCTGCCGAGATCGGCAAGCACTGGCCCGAGTTACCGGTGGCCCGCAAGCGCGCTGTCCTTGCCAGCCTGATCGAGCGGATCGACGTAAAGGTCGACCGGATCGACATCCGTCTCCGCCCACCTCGGCTGGCCGCGCTGCTCGATGGTCCTGATACAGCACCACAAGGCGCCAACGATGAGGAAACCGAGCTTTTATCCGTACCGGTACGGCTGCGTCGCGCCGGGCCAGGGCGACGGCATCGCCTTTGCTGCACTCGCCCAACGGGAAGGTGTTAGCCGGTCCTACTTCACCCGCCTCGTCCGCCTAAGCTATCTGGCACCGGATATCACCGAGGCGATCCTCGATGGGCGGCAGCCGCGCGATCTGACGCCAGAGAAGCTCCTCGAGCACTCACGCCTGCCGCTTGCCTGGCACGATCAGCGGATCGTGCTGGGCTTTGGTTGAGCCCGATCCGAGCGCAGCGATCCACTGCACGATCAAGCTTCGGCGAACGCCCCCGACTTTCTTGGGACCGCCGTGGCATTCTCGACGACCCCATCAGCGGCACTGCGGTACTGGAATATGGCGCGACAGAGATATTATCGAGTAGCAGTCTCTCGACGTCGCCGGGGTTCGCCCGCGCACGCACCACATCAAGCATCCAGTAGCGACCGTCCCGCGGCCGAGCTTGAGGCCGACCGTCCAATCGGGATCGTTAAGCGGGGTCTTTTCGGTCGCCGCGAGGTCCCAATAACGAACCACATCAAGCTCCGTCGGAGCGGCATCGATGATGGCGCACCATTCCCGCTTGAAATAGAGCCCTGCCGCCGGTCGGATCTTCCAGTTTCCGGCCAGCAACCGCTCGCACTCGAGCTGCGGCAGCGACTGCAGCCAGGAGACATAGTCCGGATTAACCCGCAACAGCGCCGGGTTGTCGAACACTTTCGCCGGGATGAAGGTGACGCTGATCGGCCGCGGCGGGTCGACGCCGGGCGGTATCTCCTCGGGCCGCGGCATGTATGGCAGTAAATCTTGCGGGCGAACGCCCCAAACAATGTCGTCCGCAACGCGGACGTAATAGCGCAGAATGCCGGCCCGTTCGGGGATCGGAAGCCCAGTCTGCTGGTCGATCCACCAGGCGAGGAACTCGGCGACCCAACTATCGGCGTCGGGATTGCAGGTTGCCCGGATATAGGGGCGCACGCCACAGGTCGAGCGGTTGCGGCTGACCATGTAGAAAAATTGCGAGGCGGAGAAATGGGTCAGCTCGTCGAACCCAATCAACGGAATTTGCGCGCCCTGCCAATCGTGGACGGTGGTCTCAAATTGGAGATGCGAAAACTTGATCTTGCCGCCCCGTGGCCAGCGCCACTCATGCGCGCCGAAGTGCGGGGTACCGCCGAGCCGTGGATAGAAGTTGAGGCTCTCATCCCACAACGCCCCGGAGTTGGTGATCTGAGGTGTCGTGCGCCGGAAAAATACTGCCGCAAAATTCGCCACGCGAGCGACATGGCGCAACGCCTCCAAGATCAGTCCGACCGTCTTGCCGCCACCCGCCGCGCCCCCATAGATGCAGATGTCCGCTTCGCTCTGGAGAAACGCGGTCTGCGGTCCGGGTTGCGTGGAGATTATGATCCTTGATGATGGTGACATTGATCATGCGCCCGCGCCCAGGTTGGTGGGTCCTCGTCAGTCGGATCGACTGACCCATCTGGGCGGACGGGACACCCGGGACACCCTTACGCGCGCGTAGGGCCAACGAGGGATAGCCTCGAAACTGATTTTCCTGTATTGTTCTCCTTGCCCCTCGTGAGACGCGCGGCCCATAGATGGAAATGCGCAGATGGCCGGCCATTCCGGAAACACCCATGCCCTCGGGAGGCCACTGGCGCCCGGGGGCTTTGGTCTCCGTCCCGCCCTGGCAACCGGTTGTTTTCACATCTCGCGTCTGCCGAAAGCGCTACGAATGCGTCCCGGAGGGCCGAGCACAGAGAGCTGCCGGACTTCCTCAAGCTCACCCCTCTTAAGCAGCAGACCGCCGTTTCGCCTCCCTCAATGCTTTTCGTCGACGATCTCGCCACCCCAGGGGGCACGCCGAAGAATCGCTGACTGCCCTCCGTCGATACAATCGGTCGCGCGCAATGTGCCGGAAAGTCGTTCGAAGCGCGTTAAATCCCGTCCGATGAAAAGGGTGAAGCTCACCAACACACGACAAGAGCGGTTTCTGAAGGCTCTCTCCGATACCGGTAGCGTGACCGCCGCGGTCGCGGCGGCGGGCACCAGCCGCAGTCGTGTCTACGAGCTCCGAAGGTCGGATCTGGAGTTTGCCGCAGCCTGGGACACCGCCGAGGAAATCGCTGCCGACCGGCTCGAGGACGAGGCAAGGCGGCGCGCCGTGGAGGGCGTGCCCGAACCGCTCGTCAGCGGCGGTAAGATCGTTCACGACGACGGTGGTAAGCCGATCGCGATCCGGCGTTACTCAGATCCGCTCCTGCTCGCGCTGATGAGGGCACACCGGCCACCCCGGCGCGAGCGGTCAGTGCGCTTCACACTCCCGGCACTGCGCTCGGCGGCGGATGCCGCCGGGGCTATGGCCTCAATCACCGGCGCAGTTGCCGCGGGGGAGATTACGCCGGGCGAAGCGGCCGAGCTGTCAAAGCTCGTGGAAGCTTATATTAAGGCGATCGAGGCGGGCGATTTCGAGCAACGGCTTCGGGCTATTGAGGCGAGAGGCGATGCGGGGTGACCTCGAACGTCGTCTGCTCGCGGTCGAAGCGCAGCGACAGGGAACCCCAAGGGCCGCCGAGATCGTCCGTCAGATCGAGACCATGTCCGCCCAAGAATTCCGGGACCGCGTCGGCGCCCTATCCGATGCCCAGTTGACGCGGCTCAGCGACCGCCTTGGGCGGTTGGCGCCAAATGCCTGATCGACGTGAGCGATGAGGGCTATCGAGAGGCGGCTTGCTCGTGAGGAGAGCCGCGTGATGGCGACACGGTGGGTCGACAAGCAGGCGGCGCACCGCCGGACAACGCTGCGCGCCCGCGTCGCAGTGGACGCGCTCATCCGCGAACGCCTTATGGAGATAGGGATCGACCCGGCGCTTGCGGTGGCCTTGAAGCGTGGTGTGAGAGCGGCGGCCGAATTAGCTGCGATCCCGGACACACCCGACCTGAAGGCCGCAGATGAAGCGATCGTGCGCACCGACTACGGCAACGTGGACGAGGGGCGCCGTCAATTCTTCGCGCAGATTGAGCGGATGGCTGAGCATTACCGTCGCGGCGCACACCACCTAGATCTCGCGCAGGCGAGCGCGGCCGAGCTGCTGGCGTATAGCGTCGCCGTCGAGATGGAAAGCGTGGTGTTAAAGGGTCGGATCTCGCAAGGTGCCGCGCCGGACGATATCGCTGCGGCCGCCGAGCGCTACGCCGTCAAGTTGGCCGAGAGGAGGGATTGGCAACAGCAGCATGTTGGCAGGTGAGCGGACGTGATGACGACGCCTAGAGAGATCGAATTTACGCGGGCGGTCGCTGCGCGGCCTCGAACTCGACACACCAGCCACGACCAGGGGGGCTCGCCGCCGGGTGTTGCCGCGTTGCAAGGTCGCAAGAGGGGATAAACACACCTCCCTCCATCCCGACGATGGAAATCCGCTACCCCATATGCCAAAAGGGACCCCTGACGAGAACCGGGTGGCAGCCCGCAGGCATTAGACTAGTTACGCACTCTGACTCATGCGATAGCCGGGGATCGGTCGCCGGGATCGAGCACGGATGACACTGACCGGCGGGCTCGCGAGCGACATCTTGTTCGCTTCCGTCCGCCTCAGTTCGTCTCCGGAGAATGGGTGTCTAGATGGGTAGCTGAAATGAGGTTTAATCTAACTCGCTTAGATTACATAGGTTTTTGCCGTCAATCGGCGGACTCCCTCTCCGCCATTTCAGAACGCCGGGCAAAATGCCCAGGCTGGCGCGTGGTCGGGACATCCCGATAGCACGGCATCGCGCGGCTCCCGAACGAACAGTCATTCGAGATGCCTGCGAAAGCGGGAATTTAGTGTTCAGATGCATTCAGATGTTATCAGGTGCTGTCGCGCGGCCCCGCCTGGCTGTAGAGGACGGGCTCGCTCGATTGAGCAGACACAGCGCCAACCGTTGCTACAGGTGGTCAACGCAGCGAAGTGGCGGCGGCTCGCCGCAGCGTTCGATCTATGTTTCCGGCATGCGGGCCAACCGTAGTCCGGCGAAATAGGTGGCGTCGACCAGAGCGCGGATCTTGAGTACACCCCAGGGTTCGAGAGCCCGCAAGCGGGCGATCGTGGTATAGCGATCGTCGACGACGAGCATGCGGGCCTCGGCGAGCTCGGCGGCGGCGCGATCGGTTTCGCCTTTGAGAGCATGAGCGGACGCCAGAAACGCGCGGAACTGCGGGTGCGCCGGAGTGGCGTTGCGCGCCTTTTCGCACCAGATGACCGCCTCGTCGAAGCGCGACTGAAGCA